AGAGTAAACATTACTGTAGGGCGTAATATTTACAATGACGATACTGTATACCCTATTGCATTTAATAATCTCCAATCAGTTAATATTATTAATATTGCTGATATATTAGACCAAGATGGATGGGTTACTAGCGCAATTAAATCTATCACAAATTTAAAATTCACTTATATGACTGCACAAAATAGTGTAACTGGCATTAGTTGGATTGCTATTGGTAATTAACCAAGGGGGAAGAAAATTAAATTTAACCATTTATGATGGTAGAAAATATGATGTTCAATTCCCTATCTCTTATGCAAAAGAATGTATTGGTGTATTACAAACATTAGAATGGCCTGTTGCTATCGGTGGTGCTTCTGTTGCTTATACAGATAAGCGAACTACTACAGGCTATACAATCGTTGCTGATGCATCTAGTGCATCATATAATAGCGATTTATTCTATGTTGCATTAGGAATTTAACCAAGGGGGAAAATTTGTCCCCGAAATTGCATCTATAACATTTCCTATTCGTTTTAACGAAGTACTGGCAGTACTTCCTATGATGCTAGATGAGCCAACTCCATGGCATGAGATGATGATTAGACCAAAGGCAATCACGGCGAGCACGTTTAAAATGGTAAGCGGTAGCAATAACACTAACTATCCTAAGTCTCGTAATAATGGTTGTTGGATTGCTGTTGGTATTTAATCACCAAGGGGGAAATGATAGTGATACCCAAGCATATTACGATATAGGAAGTCAGCAAAGACAAGAGCAGTTTACATTTCCTATATCGTTTAAATCCAAGCCATTATATGTACATCCATATGCAATTAATAAAGTAGAATTAAGGCATTTATCACGAATTGGAATTAGTGATAGCCAGATTACATCAACAGGATTTGCATCGGTTATTAGTGAGAATTCTAATGTAATAGAACAGATTAAAATGAGGTATATTGCTGTAGGAGTTTAAATACCCACAACACACCATTCAATAATCGAGTCAGATTTCAACATTGTTTGGTAACTAGAATGCACTTCATAACGCATATCAGTCCTAGATATTCTTCTGCTAATTGCACTTGCTCCAGAGTTCCCCCAAAACACTGATGCATCACTAGCAATGATCACAAATGTATGAAATAGATGGTTGTTTGTAAATGCGATAGGGAATATAACTTTATTTGTTGTGGTTTCTAAATTGTTAATATCTGATTGCTTTTGCTCACCAGCCTTTTGTTTTCCCCCTTGGATATTTAGATAGTACCAATCATAAATATTCTAGGTATTCTACCACCAGCGCCAAATACTCTTGCTTTTGTATTATCGATATGATCCACACTAAATGTTGCTCTACCAGTTCCTTGGTCTGTAACTTGAATTGTTAAACATTTTGTTATAGATAATGGATATGTCCATATATCATTCGGCTGAACATGTAAATCATATGTCCCTTGGTCAAATCCCAATAGATAATACTCTAACCTGTCTAATTCCAGAAGTTCCAATTTTATCATAATTAATACTACATAAGAATTGTGTATTATTAATGGCCATTGCCCATGCTGGTCTATCAAAATCATATGCGGTTTTACTGCTTAAGTCAGCAGAACCATTTACATAAAATGGTTTATTTTTAAATGCAATGGGGAATGACCATGGATTTGATGTGCCATCTGTTTCTCCATAGTATCCCCCTTGGTCATTTAAGCATTTCAATGGCCTTACGTAATTGTCTAAGTGATTTATGGGTATAAACACCATCAGTAACATTAGATGAAGCATGGCCTAGCAATAGTCGCTTAGCATTGTAGTTAGCACCTACATCATCTAATCTAGTAGCGAATGAATGACGGCAATCATGAGGCGTGTGTTTAGCATTGATGGATCTCATGGCTAATTTAAAGGTGTGAGACAGGGAAACATAATTCCGTTCCATTATGATCCATTTATCAGATAAGCGAGATTCAATAAATGACCATATACGATGATGAATGGGAATGATGCGGATACCTGCTTTTGTTTTGCTGCTAGTAACTTTTAAATACCGTTGTTTGCGATTAATATCGGTGCTTTTTAAATTAATTAATTCACTGGCACGCAATCCAGTGTATAAGAGTATTAAGGGTATTTCTGCATTGATATACCATAAGCGGTTAATTTGATTAGTGGTGAATACTTTGCGTGGGCGCTTAGGGGTATTGTGGCCAATATTCAAATATTGACTGTATGACTTTGAGCACCAGTCATTAATAATTGCAAATGAATATAATTGATTCAGTAAAGAGCGAACTTTCTTACATGAGGAATAGGAAAGTCCGCTCTTTAGCATATCTGATATTATATTTTGCAACTCCATATATGTGATTTCGTTGATAGGGCGGTGAGATATAGATGATACATGATGATAGGCACATTCATATCCTTTCATGGTATGTGGTGAAACATTTAACGAATGCAGCTTTAACCATGATTGATACACATCATCTAATGTATGCACATGGGATAATGCCTCCATAGCCTCTTGATAAGAGAAATAATAACCTACAACTTTATATGCTACATAAGGGCGCTCATGAGCGCCTTTTAATTTCTTAATTAATTTCATAGTAAGTAACCTCCAAGAAAGGACAAGAATATGTATGTATTTGTATTAGACGAAAAAGGTGTTCGCCAAACATCTTATGTAGTTGGTGTTCATGCTGACACATTAGAAGAAACAGAGCAGTTGGCGAAACAATCTTATCCAACTGCTAACATCGTAACAGGGGATAGTGAAATGCAAGCACTATTTACAAACGGAAAAGCATATGTAAATGGTGAATTTGTAAATCCGCCAGTAGTTGATTACATTCCAACAAAGGAAGAAAAAATAAACGTCATAAAATCTGAATATGAACCGCGATTTAAAACTCTAGAAGAGGCTCAACGCCGATTGCTGCTCATGGGAAAACCTACTAATGCAATTAGTGCTCAATATATCAAGTTGAATAGCGAAATGGTAGAACGAATCAAGGAGGTGCAATAATATGCCTAAATATATCGGTGATAGTAAAGTTCCTGTAATGGAATTCTGTGAGTACTGTTGGGAAGTACTTAACGAAGATGGCACATGCCCTACAGAAGGATGTGTGCATAATGATCTGTTATCTTTAGACGAAAGTGAAGCACAAACGGAAGGAGATTAAATGTGGACATGGCAATTCGAATTGAATGATATTCTAACCACGTTGACTATTGTCAGTATAGTTGCAGGTATAGGGTATAAGGTTCTAGTTATTCCATTGCTCGAAAAGTTGGATTTGCAACGAATGCAAGACAATTTAATGTTTCAGGAAAAAATGGGCGTGCTCACGGATACGCTAAAGGAGTTAAAGGACGAAATTAAATTGTCTCGTGAGCAGCGAACTAAAGCGTACACTGAACACGTTAAATTGACATCTCGTGTCGAGGGCATCGAAGCTCGCGTTGATGATATTAAGGAGGAATTACATGAACATACCACCAAATCTCATCAGTACAGTTAAAAAATCATATCAATCTGTTAGGGTGGCTAATGTCCACCCTACAGGAATATTTGCTACAAGGGCGCTAGTATTTGTGATGCTAGTGCCTATTTTACTAGTTGTTAGCGAATACATTATGGTGTTCATTCGTGGCTATGCTGACGATATGACACTAAAAATTATTAATACTGGGATAACTATTATCGACCATATATTTATTCCTAGCGTATTAACAGCCCTTGTGGGGTTCTTGGCGCTTTGGATTGATAAGGACGGTAACGGAGTCCCTGACCAATTAGAGAAGGAGGAGAAACGATGAAAGTATTTATTAATCCCGGACACGATATTAACTTAGATAGTGGCGCAGTTAATCATGTATATGGTACACGTGAATGCGATGTGGCACGTGATGCGGGCAAGATGTTGGCGCGCTATTTAGAAACAGCAGGGTGCGAAGTTCGTACTCTTCAAGATGATGATTTAGGCCTTGTATGTTCTGAGTCTGATTCTTGGGGCGCAGATATATTTGTATCACTCCATTGCAATGCATTCAATACGCAAGCTCGGGGTACTGAAACTTTGTACAAGTCCTTTAATGGGCAACGTTTGGCCAATGATATCCAATCACAAATTATCCGAAGCATTAATACAGTAGATAGGGGCGTTAAAAAACGTGATGACCTTTGGGTTCTAAACGGTACGGATGCAACTGCAGTATTAGTTGAAATGGCTTTTATCGATAATGAAGATGACCACGCTCTGCTTACGAACGATTTAGATACTATCGTGCGTGCTATTGCACGGGGTATCACAGATTACACAGGAGGGCTATGATGTATGAAAAAATCAAAAGTCTATTTGATCGCACTCGTAACCGCTATATTCTTATCGGCGCTCTTATCGTTCTCTTCTGTATTTGCGCAGGATATATCCTCTACCAACCAAGTGGAGCCGACTATCACCGTGCCGTTGACGCAGTGGAACGAGCTCAAGAGCAACAACGAGAAAGCCTTGAGCTCAATCGAAGCATCCAGCGTTCCATTGACAGAAGCACAGACCTTAGTCGTGAAGCAGGATCAAGAATTGACAGAAGCGCGCAATACAATCAACAGATTGGAGAGCGAATTGGACAAAGCCAAAGCGGACTCAGTGAAGCAAAAAGCTACCTTGAACGAAATGCAGAACTCTTTAGACGTATTGAAGAACAAAATAGAAAGGGACAATCGAACAATCAAGCGCCTCCGGATGCAACGCAACATATCCCAAGTAGTGGGAGCGGGAGCGATAATCGGAGTAGTAATTCGTCGATAGCGAGGTGATCCGCATATCTCCTGAGCATGAGCAGGTGGACTCATGGATTGATTTCAAAAG